GTGTAGAGATAGATTGTTTTACACTTCCATTAACAGTAAATGTATTACTATTACCTGATGAATCTGTACCTAAAGCTCCTGAGTTTTCAAATTTTAACCACCAACCCTCATCTCCCCAAGTTACTGATGGAGCTAGTATTGGTTTCCATTCTCCTGTTGTGCTATCTGTTTCTCCAAATACTGTTGGTGCACACGCTGTGCCATCTACATTAGCAAAGTGTGCTAGGTTTCCTGAAAAATAATCGCCACTAACACCTGATTCTCTGCCTATTTCATGAGATACTGCTGTATTCCAAACTGTATCATGGTTTTGGTCAGGATAGGTGTCAACATCAAAAGCTGTTTCTTGTACTCCATTAACATATAGTTTTACTCTATCGGTGTCTGTTGCCTGTGCTGTATCTACTGCTACTACTATGTGATACCAAGAAGTACAATCTTCAAACTGTCTATATGTTCTTAAACTAATTTGATAAGCACTAGATTGATAATCTCTAATATATAACGCATTTGTTGAGTGTAGCATAATCCAAAATCCCGTAGCTCCACCCATGACTACTATTTGGTTATTGTCTAAACCACTTCTTTTTAACCAAAATGAAATAGTAAAAAGTCGTCTATTACCGACACTTGGAGTTAATGCTAAATATGAACTTGATGTTGTGTATGACATAATATTCTCTAATTAAATTGTCCTGAATTATTCATTCCTACTGTTACTTTAATAGTAAATGCTCTATCTGCTGTTTGTGATTCTGCATCTGTTGCCCTAGCTGTAAAGCTATAAGTGGTTTCTGCTGATGCACCACTTTCAGTTCCTGTTATAGCACCAGTTGAGCTGTTTAAACTAGCACCACCTGGCATTGAGCCACTTGCTACTGTGTAAGCTAGTGTTGAATCTCCTGTTGCAGCAATAGTAAAGCTCATTGTTCCACCTGCTGCTACCTCACCAAGAGAGCCTGATGCTGTTGTCCAAGTTGGCTCATCAGATACTGTAAGTAATGCTGATGAACTTCTTACTGATAAACCAGCAGGATTTTCTACTCTTAAAAAGTAAGTACCATCTGTTGGTAGAGTTAAATTCGCTACGATTGTGGTTGCACTTGTAAATGCAACTGAATTTGCATTTATAATTGCACCACTTGTACTCCATGCTTCAACATTAGGTACAGTTACATATCCTGTTCCTGTAATTGTTACATTGGTTGCAGCATTTGTAATTGTTGATGGACTAATACTACTTATAGTTGGATATACAATCGTTGATGCTGTCGCTGCCCATTCAGGAGCTGTTGCACCACTATTCATTGTTAATACTTGGTCAGCACTTCCTTTAGCTAATTTGGCTAATGTTGTTGTGCCTGATGCGTATAAAACATCACCTGCTGTGTATGATGTTAAGTTTGTTCCACCACTTGCTACTGCTAATGTTGCAGATAAACTAGCTGCTGATCCACTTGTATTCTGATTTCCTGCTGAATTTACACCAGGTAAATCTATATTTGCTGAACCATTAAATGAAACACCACCAATAGTTCTTGCTGTTTCTAAAACAGTAGCATCTGCTGCCGTTCCTGATGTATCTTGATTACCTGCTGCATTAACACCAGGCAAGTCAATATTACCTGTGCCATCAAATGAAACCCCACCAATATTTCTAGCTGATGCTAGAGCCGTTGCCGTTGCTGCATTTCCTGTGGTTGAACCTGAAGTACCTGATGTATTTCCAGTTACATTTCCTGTTATATTTCCTGCAAAAGTTCCTGATAAAACATCTGTTGATGAATTAAAAGTTAATCCTGCTGCTGACTTAGGCCCTAAATCCCCAGTTGCTGCTGTTACAAATAAAGGAAAACAAGTTGTATCACTACTTTCATCAGCTATTGTAATTGTAGTAGGTACATAACTTGATGATGCTTTAGCATCTAATTGTGTTTGTATGTTTGATGATACATTGTTTAGATATCCAAATTCTGTATTTGATATAGAGCCATCATGTATTTTAGTGGCAGCTATTGCTGCACTTGTATTAACATCAGCATTAACAATAACACCTGTACCAATCGCTGCTGTACCTGTTGTTCCTATTGATATATCACCTGATATAACCACAGGATTAAAATTAGTTCCATCTGCTATTAAAGCTGCACCACTTGTATTTGTTCCCATAAACAGATCATCACCTGATATGGTTAAATCCCCACCTATGGTTGCATTACCTGATGTGGTTAATGTGCCTGATGAAGTTAAACTTGTTGCTGTCGTTGCAGGTAAATTAGCTGCAATATTTGTAAGAGTTACTCCATAGTTAGCACTATCGTATGCTATTGCAAATACTGATGCACTATTAGGTGTGCTTGTAGTTGTTAAATCTGAAAATTTCTTAGTTGCCATCTATTGTACTGTCCAAGTTGTTGTTGCTACTGCTGGAATGTCTTGCCAATCATCAGGAGCTATTGCTTTATTATCTTCTTGTTGGAATAAAACTCCATCTTCATCTGCTAACAAATAAATATTATCTTCGGTTTCAAAATAACCTTGTGATACATCACTTACATTAGTCCAAGATGTAGAACTCGTACTTGTTTCTGTCCAAGTAGTCATTAATATAATCCATAATCAATTCTTGTTACAGGTGCTGTACCTGAATGTCTATCTCTTTCGTTGGATTTTATAATATCATCTTTTGCTCTATCATATAATCCTGCCCAAGTTTGTAATCTTTTATCATTTTGTAAATAAGGTTCTGCTTCAACTAATGCTCCATATAAATAAACATCAGGGTGATGTGTAAGCATATCGTTAGTTGTGTTTGAATCTGATAAAGCTGTAAAATGTTTATAATAAGCTATTTCTATTTCATAAACACCATCAGGTATTGGTCTTATTTGTATAGTATTACCTTTAATTGAATAGGCTTTTGGTTTACCTGTGCTACTCCCAGCTTGTAATCTGTCCATTATCTCAGGGGTTAAGTATTCTAAAGGAGTTTTAGGATCAGAATTTAATTTAATATTACGCATAGCCACATAATTATCAGGCAAAGTATAATATTCAGTATCAGCTATAGTATTAGCTGTAACCCTAGTTTCCATTCTTCTNATTTTAAAATCTCTTTTATGTCTTGTTTCAGTTAAAGCAATAAAGTCAGGGATAATGTCTGTTAAATCACTTCTNTCTAACCAATTNGCTACTGCTGTTTTTAATTCTGCGTATGTTGATATTGCCATTATTTTTCCTTAAAAATTTTTCTTAAATGTTACTCGGCCTTTGTTTCTGCCGATATCTAGTTCAAACCTAGAATCCTTTGTTATAGGTTTAACATATTTAACCTTAGTGTTTTTTAAAGCATTTTTAATATTCCTTGCTTCTCCTGGTCTAAAAGGAGAGGGGTCTGTATAATAAAAGTCTTTTAACTCATCATCATCAGACATTCTATTTCTTTTAAATTCATAATTAGGCATTATATTACCCTAGATGTTGTTTTTAAATATCTATAGTCAGGACTATTTAATAATTTCCTAACTGCGTCTTTGTGGTTTTTATTATATAAATCCACACCAAATTTGTTTTTCCATTCATAATAAATTGTAAGAGGAATCCTTGCAGATAACCTAAACTCATCTTTTATATGATGGTCTTCTTGTTGTAATCTTTTATTTTGGTCGAGTAATTTAGTTAGATCAGGCGATTTATGATTAATCGCCCAATCTCCTGAGTGTTCAGAAAATAGAAATGTTTGACCATCTCCTAATTTTCTTTTCACTCACTCAACTCCTGAACATATACAGTAGGAGTTCCACTACCATGAATGGAAGCTAATTTCATGCCACCATCTACTTTAAAGATAATAGATTCATCTCCTGCCATGTATATTGAAGTAGCTGCTACTGCTGTAGGGTTTGAGCCAAATTCAATAAACACAGGCCCAGTAGTTGTTACCCTTACATATTCTATAGCCGAACCAAAAGCAGATGTTTGTGCTGAAGTTCCACTTGTGGTTCTTGTATGGTTTGTGATTACTCGCAAACCCCATGCCCAATTTGCCATGCTTATCTCCTAATTACGAATGTTACATACAAGACTTTAGCACCTGAAGATGCTCCATCTGTAATCATTTCAATAGTTCCATCTTCTGCAACTTCATTAGCTGCCGTAGGTGTTGCTGTATCAACATCTCCTGCTGCTGAACCTGAGTATGCAACTGTAATGCCACCACCTGTTACAGCAGTACCACCAATTTCAAATGTAATTGCTGCATTGGCAGAAGTTATTGCACCTTGTAGAGCAGTAATAATTTTAATAATTTTACCACCATCAGGTACAGCTACAAATGTGCTTGATGCTGTTGATATATCAGCTATTTTAGCTGTTATAAAATAATCNTTTAATGTTCTCATTAAATTTCTCCAAAAAAATAACCCTCGTTCCGAAGCGATACCTTCTTCAAGGTCATTATTAAATGTATCAAAATTACCCTCTATGTGTGTAAACTCGCCATTATGTCGTTAGTGCTATAGAGGGTAAAAAGTGGGGGAGTAAAAACAAAAGGAGTGTTAAAAACTCCCCCTTAACTAACTATGAGGAAAGTTAAATTTTATTATGAAGTAGTTAAATCAGCGATTTTACCACTAGCTGCTTCGTTTTTAGAAACAAGAGTATACTCCGTGAGTAATTGTTTCTTCTCAGCATCACCAGTTTTCGCTAAGTCTTGTACTCCGAAAGGTCTTAAGTAAGCTGCTGACCACATCTCAGTATCAACTACATGAGCTGTTCTGCCTGAACTTCTTAAAATCCTATCAGCTACTACCCTAACTTCACCGAAGTCAGAAACATAAACATCAATAGTAGCAACTAAGCTTCTATCTTCTGCCATGTCCATACGAGTAGAGTTACCAGTAAAACCTGATACTTTTTGTTTGTTGAATGATCCAACTAACAATAGGTCAGGATTACCACCTTGGTCAAAGCAAAGTTTCATGTTTGCTTTTAAAAGTGATTCAGTTAGAACTCTTTGAGTTCCATCTGTTACTGCTCCAGTTGTACTGTGGGTAGAGCCACCACTTCCATGAGATTCGTTAGTGTTACACCATGCTTCGTAACCTCTAAGTCTACGACCTGTGCCTGATGAACCAACAGTTGCTACATTAACACCTGTTAAATCGAACTCCATATCTCTTTTAAGTTCCTTACCAGCTTTAGCTATTTGATAAGCCATTTCTGAAGAAACACCTGCTTTATTAACAACTTCTTGAGTACCAGTAACTACAACAGGTTTCGTAGAAATCTGAGTGTAATTTAATAGTCTTGAAGTAGCTGTTAATGCCCTGCTAGGAGAATCATCTCCTTCCATTACGACATTCGTAGCTGCTGCTGCAAGAGAATCTGTTTGCCATTCATGCTTTGTTGCACTAGCTGAACTAGTACCAATAGAAGACATAAATGGTGTTTCAGTTGGAGAGATGTTATAAATAACATTCGCCAAATCTTCTCTCTTATCATTACTATCGAAAGTTTCGTAAGAGTCTGTATATATTGCCATTTTTGATTACCTTTTGTAAAAAAGTTTAGTATTAGGCTAAGACTTCATAAGACTTTCAATAACACTTTTAGCATCATTGATGTGTCCTGTTTTCCTTAACCTTGCTCTTTGTGCTTTAACTTTATCACTAGATATTTCACCTTTAGTTGCTGGAGAACCAGGTTTTTGAACTTTAGGAACAACTTTAGATTTCTTATTAGAAATTTTAGCTGATAAAAGATTTTCATACAACATGGCTTTGTGTAGAACATCTACAGACCTTGCGTCAATTAAGCTATTAACTTCTTGTTCGGTAAATCCTTTTTTTACTGCAAAGGTTTTAATCTCTTGTTTGAGTTTTGGGCCTTTGCTTGGATCATTCCATTCAGGAAGTCTTTGCACCATAATTTCTTGCTGTCTTACAAGTTCTTCTTGCCATTTAGCTTCATGCTCTTGTTGTGATTTATGTTGAAGATTTTTTTGTTCATCTTCAACCATTCTTTTATTATCCTGAAGTTCCCTATATTGATCTCTTTTCAACATATATTCGGTTGGATCTTCTTCCTTGAGTTTAGTCCAATCAGTAGATGAAAGTTCTTTAATTTTTACATCTGCCTGAGTATTAAATTGTTCAAGTTGTGATAAGTAATGCTGTCTTTCTTGTTGAGTCGCAGCTAATTCATCATCAGCTTTTTTGCGTTGTTCTGCCAATACTTGACTTTTTCTTGTGTAATCAGCTTGTCTACTGTAACCAGCTTGAAGTTCATCAAGAGTAACCTCTACATCTTTACCATCTACTTTAATGGTGTATGTGTCAGGTGTCTGACTTTCTTCCGTTTGGTCTTGGTCTACTAAGTCATTAGCAGTTAATCCATCAGGATTTTCTGCTTCTGTTTCAACTGATTCGGACTCCGTGTCCTGTGCAGAAACATCTTCTTGAGTTTCTGTTTCTTCTTGATCTTCTTCGCTTTGCTCTTTTGGAGTGCTAATCATATCATGAAGTGCTTTTTGTGCCGATGCAACATCTGTTACAGGCACACCACCATGAGTGGATTCTTTTATAGGGATATCATCTTTTGCCATGATTATTTACCCCCTTTCTTTCTTCTTCGAGAATCTTTCCATTCTCCATAGTATTTACGAGAACATTTTGAGCTGTTAATACACCTCTTAGAGAATGATATAATGCTTCTCTTTGGTTTGTATCAGCTATTTCTGTTCTTAGCCATTTTTGAAATATATCATTTTGGATAACTTCGTAAGATTTTATTAATAAAGGGTCTTCAAGTAATGCTTTTGCATTTTGTCCTTCCTTTATCTCCTTTTCTTTATCTACCATTTTTTTCTCCTATTTGGTTGATTCTATCTACCACATTGGTAGGTATAGTTTTTCTCCCAGTTAAGAAACCACGAATATCGTTTTCTTTAATACAGGTATCTCGTGATAACTCAGATACTGAAATTCTTTTTTCCAACATTAGTTGCTGTAATTCTTTGTGTGTTATATCAGCTTTAATAGTGAATCTTGTCAATTTATAATAATCTCAATAACTCTTTAAATGTATCGGTTGCTAAAACAAAAACAACTATTGCACCATAAGCAATATATTTAAATTTAAAGACTTCTGTTTTTACAGTTTTTAAATCTTTCTCAATATGAGTTAGATGATTAAGTTTAATATCATTAATATCTCTTTTAATCACTATTATTTCTGTATTTATCTCATTTAAGTCTTTCATGCTAGTGGTAATTTCCTGCGTTTAGGGTAAGTATCTAATGCTATAGCCACTAATTGTTTATGTTTTTTCTTTTTATTTTTTGGTAAATTATCATTTTCTGAACTAAGAATAGATATTTTTTTAGAAACTAATTTGTTTCTCTCAATTCTTCCATGACCTGAGTATTTAGGGTATGACATTAGCTTGGCCCTATTCCAATAGGTCTATNCTGCACAGCTTCAAGTGCAAGTTCTTGTTCNTTNANNTCAAGTTGTGATTTTTTAATTTNTAANTCTTNNTNCTTAAGNGCAAGATTAATTG